CAGCTCCCCACTCGTCAGCTCCGGTAGTCGGTTGAAATCCAGCGAGGTGAGCTTCATCGAATTCGTGCAACGGTGGCACTTCACCACCATCGGGTGAGACTTCCCCGTCCAGCGCCCCATCACGACAGGAGCCCCATGCAGCTGCTGCCCAGACGAGGGCCCGATCTTCCGCGCCCCGCAATGCGTGCAGGTGATCAGCTTCATTTGGCCTTCCCCAAGAAGACCCCACAAGAACAACGAGCCTTGAAGCCGTAACGATTGGACGGCTTCTGAAGCTCGACTGGAATCAACTTGAAGTGGTGCCACCCCAACGAGTCGTGGATCCAGAACAGAAGCCTCTGCAGCTTGGTCACAAGCTAGCCCAGCTCCGGGTCGCTCGGCTCGACCTCGGAGTAGTCCATCTGCCCCGCAGAGAGCAAGCCGTCGAAGCCCTTCTGGGTGGTGGGCTGCGCCGCGGCATCACCGTGTGCCGCGAGCTTCTTGTGGAGAGCCTGGATGGTGGCATCCGCACCCATCTGGCTCAGAGCCTCGGCCTGAAGCCCGGCAGGCATCGCCATCTCCTCGGGCTCGCCCATCTCCTCCGCCTCGCCTGACATCATCGAGCCGTCGGGCATCTCGTGCTTCATCATCATGGCTTCTCCAGTGCTCCTGCCTGCGCTGCGGCAGGCGGCTTCGCCTTCTTCTTCCTGATCGCTGCCGCAGCCTCGTCACGGTTCTTGGCTTCGCCGCTCCGGACCATGCGCTCCGCGGCAGCACGCTCTGCCAACCCGAGACCGGCGTAGGTTCCCTCGTTGGCAGACTTCTCCTGGAGCACAGCAGCTCCGACAGCCGTCTGCGACTTCTGCCTCTCGTTGGCGCGAACATAGTCCTCGACGTTGGAGGTTTTGCCTGACCGCGCCTCTGCCTCTCTGGCGGAGAGAGGCTCCGGGGTTTCCTTCTTCTTCTTCTCGACCTTGAAGTAGTCGGCCTGACTCGCCATGTGTTCTCCTTTAGACGGGCGGCGTGGGCGGCAACGGCGGGGATCCCTCTGTCGGCGGCGGGCCGGGAGGTGCAGCCCCAGGCTGCTGTGGCGGCTGCGTCTGAGGCATCACGCCTTGAGGAAGCGTTCCTGGAGTTGGGGCCTGTCCTCCACCAAGAACCTTGTAGCCCTCGATGTACGCCCGCATCTTCAGGTACTGCTCCATCTTCTTGAGGCACTCTTCGGGCGGTTTCACCAGCTTGCGGCTCTGCTCGTCAACCCACTTCTGCAGCGTCTCCGTTCGCTTCAGCATGTTCCCCCAGACGAGCATGATCCGCTTCTCGATCTGACGAGGAACGAACGTCGGAGGAGGAGGAGCCTGTGGAGGTGGGCCCTGTGGAGGCGGAAGAGGAGCCCCAGGAATCTGAGGCACCTGCTGCTGCGCCTGCTGCGCGGCAGTGTAGGCCCCCATCGCGTCCTGATACGCGAGCGTGAGCCTCGCGAAGTCCTCGGCAGCGGTGTCCTCGTTGGGGTAGGTCTGACGAAGCAGCTGATCCTGCTGGGTGATCTGGGCCAGCTCGTCTTCCCAGCCGGTCAGGTCTCCAACAATGGCGAACCAACCTGACTCCTCGCTCAGCTGGAGTCCTTCATCCTGCTTGAGCATGGAGCCCAAGACCTGGAAGCAGATGACGGGATCGTCGACGGAGGCGTCGATGACTGGCACCTTCCCGTCATCCACGAAGTCGACCCACACTCGGCGTGCATGGTCGATCTGGAGATTGGACTCCTCGTTGACATCTGTAGGAAGTCCTCGCATCTCCAACAGCTTCTTACGAGCCAGTGGCGAGAGCTGATCGGGTGGACCGTAGAGCATGTCGGTCTGGGCTTCACGGGAGGCCTCCCGCATGATGATCGACCTGTCGATGTATGCCTGCTTCTCGATCTCCACCTTCGTATGACCAGCGATGTGCTCCCGGTCGTACTGCTTCATCTCCCAGGAACCGTCAGGGGTAATGTCCTCGTAGGAGTCCTCGTCGACCCGGAGGACCCACAGCATCTGGAGCTGGTGCTCCCAGAGCTTCTTGAAAGCGGTCGTGAGAGACCGCTCCCTAGTTCCACGCCGCCTTTCTGCCTGCTCGCCAAGAATCTGGAGACCAGAGGTGGTCGTCACGTTCCTCGGGGCTTCTCCGATCTCGATGTCGGCAGGACCAATGATCTTGGTGATCGAGGCTTCCGCAGTCGCTCGCTCCTCGTGGACACCAGAGGGCATGAGGATCGAGCCGAAGACCTCGGGCTTGGCTGTTGGAGAGATCGCGGAGAGCTGGTACTTCATCAGCTTCCCGCTCCCGTAGGAGGAGTCGTACTCGGGACCCGACAGGTCAGCGTCCTCGGGGATGATCAGGTTCGGAGAGCCCATCCGCTCCCTGGCCTCGATCGTCTGCGAGTCGATTCCGTTGAGCCGGTTCTGCGGGGAGATGATGTCGTCGGGAAGCCCTCTGCCCCAGATGACGTCTTCGACTGGCTTCCACACCGAGACGAGGATCTTCACCTTGGGAACCGAGACCTCTTCCCCAGTCTTCTCGTCCTTGATCTTCTTGACCAGGACGTCGTTCTCTGCAATGACGTCCTGACGGCGACCGATCACGGTGATAGAACGGCCCTCGGGGTAGCGGTAAGAGGGATCCGCGTACAGCTCGTAGACCCGAACGTGGGAGTCGAACATCCCCGAGTCCCAACCAGGGTGGAACCTCCCCATGTAGTCCCACTGCCCGAGGGTGGGGTGATAGCGGAGCAGCTCTTCGGGCGGCTCCGGGTCGATCTTTCCCTCCAACCAAGGGAAGTGCTCGTCCACCCAGTCCAGCGATCTGACCTTGCAGATCCCGTGCTGTTTGATGGAGAGAGGCGTGACGTAGATCCCGGAGTTCTGGGGATACCACTCGAACGCCGAGATCAGCTCGATGTCCGTGTTCCCCTTGGGGACTTCCTTCCCCATCGGCCTCTGGAACATGTCGACGCCCTGCGCCAGCTCCTGGTTCATCTCCATCGGTTGGAGAGGCCCTGTACACATCGGGCAGTTGGCTAGGACTCCATCTTCCGGCTGATCCGTGTAGTCTCCCATCGAGACCGTGCGCCCGCTCTGCAGCGTGTTGATCACCCCAGAAGGAACCTCACGCTTCGCGAGCATCTGGCCGCAGTTGGTACAGCGGCAGCAGCCGGTCTCAGAGATCCACGACGTCTCGTAGAAGGACTCGTTCCAGAAGCTCTTGAGGATCGCAGTCCCGTGCGTGATGTCGTTGAGGATGAAGGCATCCCGGATGTCGTCCCAGTTCAGCTTGACGAGCCTGTCCTTGAGGATCTCCCCCGCGACCTTGGCGGTCGCCTCCCTGCGAGGATCGCGGGAGAAGGTCGGGATCTTGGGTTGCCACTGCCTCTTCGAGAGCGTCGCGAACTCGACGTCGATCGAGGAGGTGATCCGGTTGTCGACCGGCATCGGGCGCTCGACGTCCGCGTTGGGCTGCATCGCTCTCCACATGAAGCCGCGGGCCCCGTCCGTCATGACGGCATCCTCCCGCTCGATCCACTGCTGACCGTGCTTGTAGAGGATGTTGCGAGCGATGTTGGAGAGGATGGTGTTTCGGAACGCCTGGAACTCGGCGAAGAACGTGTCCCGGAAGCCGATGATGTCGGAGTCTTCCGCGTCTACTGTTGGGAAGCGCGAGTAGCGAGCTGACGGCTGCGGATACCTACCCTGACTTCTCATCGCCAATGGGATGGTCCTCCACCACGACGTCAGCCTCGAAGTCCGGTCCTACTGGAGAAATCGGGTCGGGGGGTCTGAAGCTACGCTCGCTGCCCGGAAAGGGAACCCGGCGGAGCTTCGGCTTCTCTTCCCGGAGTCTGGGCCTTGGGTGCAGCTCCCTGTACGCAGCAGGCTGGCTCAAGGCGAGGATCCGATCCAGCAACCGCTCGCGTTCTCCAGAAAAGCCTTCGCGCTCAGAGCGAAGCGCAGCCTGAAGATCTGAGATCTCTGCTCGTTGCAAGCTGATAAGGTTTTCCAGCTCGCGGATTCTACGGCCCTGAAACACGCCAGTTCCCCCGCTCAGGGGAATTGGGCCACATCCCTAGCGTGCTGTCAATAAGGGCTTCAGACTCGAACGTGCAAGGCCATCGCCCCGTCCTCGAATCCGACCCCCTTCACCTTGGAGGTGTCCGAGATCTTGACCCCCGACTTCGCGAGGCAGTTCGCCAGTCCGAAGTGGCTGGGGTAGTTGTAGCGCATCCGCCAGCGCGTCCCATCCTTCTCGCCGTGGACGTAGATCCTGATTCCGCTGCTCATGGCACGCTCCTCACCAAGTCCTGAACCGCCCTCGCCGCGGAGGGCTGAACGCCTTGTCTGCACGCTCCATGACCTTCTTGGCTCTCGCCGCGAACCAGTTCTGCTGGATCTTTGAAGGAGTGAGCACGTTGCTTTCGTCTGTGGCCTCGGCTTCCTTGAGGGCCCTGCGAATGTCCCTCCAACCTCCAGGCTGCAAGTATGCGATGCCGTGACCCATCGCGTCTACCTGATCGTCGTGTGGCCCCTTGTCGAACTGGGCGCACTCCTCGATGAAGTCCCAGACCCACTGGGCCTTGGTCCCGTCAGCGTTCTCCGGGAGGTACATGTTGTGCCCCTGGAGGTAGGGCACGACCATCTGGGCCCGAGCCATCTTGGAGGCACGCTCCAGCCCACCAGAGACCTTGACCGGGACGATCCCCGAGACCTCATGTTGGAGTCGCTGCTTCAGCGCAGGTCCAAGAGCTGCATCCTCCACCAACTTCGCCAGCGCCTTGGGGTACTTCACCGTGAACATCTTCATGTGGCGCTCGATCGTCGCGAGATCGAAGTGCCCACGAACCTGATCCACGAGGAAGAAGTCAGCCTGCTTACGAGCCCACACCTGACCCACCGAGAAGTCCGAAGTCGCTCGATCCTTCATCGCAAGGTCCCAGACCTGGATCACCTGATCAGGATCCTTGGGGAGGATCTGGTAGAACCTCCAGTCGTCCCGCATGAGGATGGTCCCACCGGGCGGCGACGGCCTGCCTTGGAACAGAGCACTCCACCAATAGGGGCCTGACGTCGCTTTCTTGACCTCGTAGTTCAGCTCGGGGTCGACCTCGATCCGCTCGGGCCAGAGCCACTCTCCCGGCGCTCGCCCGAGAGCGTCGTTCTCCTCGGCCTCCGCGGGGAGGTTGATGATCTCCCACGAGCCGTCGTTGTTCTTGGTGAGCCGCCCGAGAAGATCGTCCTCGTGCCAGCGCGTTGCAACTACGACGACACAGGCAAAGGGCTCAAGTCGCGTCGAGGAAGTCGCCTGCCACCAGTCCCACATGCGGTCCCGGTAGACGGCAGAGTTTGCCTCCTGCTCGTTCTTGATCGGGTCGTCGATGATCAGGAGATTCGCGCCCTGCCCCGTGAGGGAACCTCCAACACCGACCGAGATCATGCCGCCACCCGAGGTGAGCTTCCAGTCGTCAGCTGCAGTCCAGTCCCTGTCGATCTGGAGGTTGAGCATATCCGGGTTAGCCAGGATCAGGTCCCGCACCTTGGCTCCCCACTTCCGGGCGAACATCTCGCCGTACCCGGCGAGGACGACGACGTCCTTGGGGTGACGAGCAAGCCACCACACCGGAAGGTAGGTGTTGATCAACATGCTCTTCCCGTGACGAGGTGGCATGGAGACCATGACCCGACGCAGCTTCCGACTCTCCATCAAAGCCAGCTTGTTGGAGAGGAAGTCCAGGTGACGAGCGTGCTGCCAATCTCCACTTGAGATTTGCGCGGCGAAGTCTCCAGGAGAGTCCGGCAGTCCCTTCGGTCGACCGAGTCCTGCTGCTTGCGCCTTCAGCTTCTCGTAGAATTGCTGGAGCTGACTGAGCGTCAGCTTGTCACGGGCGGTGGGGTCCTTGAGCAATTCCTCGAAGGTCGGGGGCGGCACGCAGAAAAGACTAGCACTTTTTCCGCCCGGAGCCTATTATTGGAGTCGCCCAGCCGGGGGCGCGTGCCAGGAACCCCCGGCCAGGACTTCCGGGAAAAAGGGTGAGCTTTGACCCAGCAAGCTGACGATAGCACACCGAACCCAGTCGGGAATCCCCTTCTCGACCAGTTGGAGATAGAGTTCTCCGACGACCTGAAGATACACCTCGACGAGACTGGCGAACGCCACCGCGACGAGGAGCGTGAACACCACGAGCTGATAGAGCACGACTACGAAAACCCGACCACGGGCTTCGAGTTCGACTACCTCCAGCACGCTCAGCCGAAGGAGATCCTCCCCAGCGTCACGGGCCCTGCTCCCAAGAAGGCCGAAGCCTACAAGTTCCGGAAGGCTTCCGACGTCGTAGAGGAGAAGGTCCCGTGGCTGTGGAAGCACCGAATCCCCTTCGGGTGTCTGACCATCCTCGATGGCGACCCAGGGATCGGGAAGACCACCATCGGTCTCGACCTGATGGCACGGCTCTCCAACGGACTGCCCATGCCCTTCGACGACGAGCAGTGCGTCTCCATGAATTCCCTCGTCGTGTCCGTCGAGGACTCGATCACCTACACGATCGTCCCCAGGCTGAGAGAAGCAGGCGCGGACATGAGCCGCGTCTTCGTGCTGATCGACTTCCCCCTGCTGCCCAGCGGACTGGAGAGGCTGAGGCAGACGATCTTGGAGACCAAGGCTCGCCTGATCATGGTCGACCCTGGGTTGGCGATGTTCGACTCCACGATCAACGCGAACTCGGACGCGGAGACGCGGAAGGTAGTAGGCGGCTTGGCCGCGCTTGCTGCTGACACCGAGAGCGCGATCCTCTTCGTCAGGCATTTGAACAAAGCTCAGAGAGCTGAGGCGATGTACCGAGGTGGAGGCTCGATCGCGATCAGCGCTGCAGCTCGCTCGTGTCTGCTGGCGAAGTTCCCGAGGGGCAAGATGAAGACCCCCGTACTCGCGAGCTACAAGTCCTCCCTGTCGCTCAAGCCACCGACGCTCACCTACAAGATCGTGGGCAACCCGACGTCGCCTGACCACATCTCCAAGATCGAGTGGCTGGAGGAGATCGGGATGACGGCTGACGAGGCGCTGGAGGGGGATCTCCCACAGGAGCGTGGTCGGGCAACGGCAACGGCAACGCCCGGAGGAGAAGACCTGCGGGAGCTGGGCAAGGACTCGCGGGCTGAGGCCGACGTGTTCGCCGCGGTGCTGCTCGGCCCGCCCGAGGGGATGTCGCAGGCTGAGATCCAGAAGGGGGTGAGCCGGGGGGTCCGGGTGGTGAGCAAGGCGCTCGACGCGCTGTTCGACGCCGGGAAGCTGACTCGGGGTAGCCGGGCGGCGAAGGGGGCTGGGCGACCGGGGGTCGTGTGGAAGGTGGCGGGGGCGGACCAGGGGTCCAAGGAGAGCTTCGAGTGAGGGGGTCGCTGGCGCGAGCACGGGGGACCTATAGCCCCCAGCTGAGGGGTCCGATTCCCCCCACCTCCATCACCTCCGGGGTAATTCTTTCCGCCCCCCTTTCCCCCCACACCCCCTATACCCCCGAAGGGGTGGAAAGAATTCCCCCCCTTCCCCCTGCTGGCGCTTCGCGCGCAGGGGGCCCCAACCCCCCAAACGGAGAACGGAAGCCCCCTCACACGGCCCCGGACTGTAAGATTTTCCGACACTTT